ATGGCTGGAAAGATTCGGCATCTGGTGAACCGTTCGGGCAGGTATCATGCCCGGCTTGTGGTGCCCCGAGACCTGCAACAGATCGTGGGCAAGACCGAGCTGAGGAAGCCGTTGGGTGGTGACTATCGGCAGGCACTGCGCCTGCTACCCGGAGCGGTTGCAGAGCTTCAGCACGAGATTGCCCTAGCAGAGCGCAAAGTCGCCCCGGCCACACGGGCCGCGCAGGCGCGCTATCCTCTGGCGCCTGATCAGATCGCACACAGTCACTACATGCAGCGTCTGGCGTTCGATGACGCGCTCAGAAACGATCCTCGTTATGCCAGCGTCGGGATAGACGATGTGCTGGTGAAACGGCTGCGTGAGGCCGTCGCGGGCAGGGCGACGAACGAAGAGCTGGTGGAGCTGGTAGGCGGGCAGCTAGAGCGCTTCAGGGCGCTAGGGAACGTCGATGCCGCGCCCGGCACGGATGAGTGGCGCGTGATCGCCCGTGCGCTCTGCGTGGCCGAGCTGGAAGCGCTGGCGCGGGTTGCTGAGCGCGATGAAGGCGACTTCGCCGGTGCGGCTACTGCACCGGTGATCGTGGAGGCCACGCCGCCAGAGGAACCCAAGAAGCGCGTCAGCCTGTCCCGGCTATGGGAGGACTACAAGGCCAACCGGATGGAAGCCGGCTTCATGCGCACTGAGGGGAGGCGTCAGAACACGGTGGTGGATGGGCTGCGGAAGTTCGTCAAACACGACGACGCCGCGCGCCTGACCAAGAAGGATATCACGCAGTGGCGTGACAACCTGATGAAGACCCTGTCCGCCAAAACGGTGAGCGATGTTTACCTGTCCACGATCCGGACCTTGTTGGGATGGGCAGTCGAGAACGATCTTCTGACCGAGAATGTCGCGGCACATGTCCGGCAGAGGAAGCCACGGAAGCAGCATGCGCGGGAACAGGGTTACACCGATGAGGAAGCCCGGAAGGTCATTGCAGCTTCACGCGCCTACCAGCCGCACAGGGATGAGAAGGGCAGGGTGCGCGAGAAGCCGGGGATGACGGCGGCAAAGCGGTGGGCGCCGATCATCTGCGCTTTCACCGGGGCGCGGATCACCGAAATTACGCAGCTTCGAAAAGAGGACGTGCGCGAAGTGGATGGCCGATGGGTGATCAGGATCACCCCGGAAGCGGGCTCAGTGAAGGCCGGGGGCTTTCGTGACGTGCCAATGCATCGGCAGATCGTGGAAGAGGGCTTTATCGAGTTCGTGAAGGTCGCGCCCGATGGGCCGTTGTTTCACGAAGAGAAGAACCCCGACCGGTTCGCCGCAGTTGCGACGCAGATTTCGAACCGACTGGCGACGTGGTTGCGCGTGAACGGGCTCTGTCCGGAAGGGTTGCAGCCTAGTCATGCGTGGCGGCACCGGTTCAAGACGCAGTGCCGTGAGCTGGGTGTCTCGGATCGCGTAGTGGATGCGATCCAAGGGCACACTGGTAAGACTGCCGGGGACAGTTATGGGGATGTGACGCTCAAGACGAAAGCGGATGCTGTCAAAAAGCTAAAGTTTTACGAATTTTCGATAAGAACACTTGAGCCTTAATAGAGGGAACTTTACGTGCTGACGCGCAACGGTATGTCAGAGAGGATGACCTTGCTCGCGGCGTTCTCAACGCCGGCTGCTTCCAAAACGTCCGCAAATGCTTTGTAGCTCATGTATGGATATTCAGTGGGGCCAACAATAATGCGGTCTAGGAGCGACGGAATGTCTGCCCCGAAGAGGCCGTGCTCTGGCTCATTTGCTAATCTGAGCTTGAATACAGTTTGTGGGGTCCCGTTTATTACTAGCGTTGCCTTCGTCATTTCGGGGCTAATTCCTTCTGAGGGCCGGTAGTAGAGGCGCCATTCCTTCTCTTCCTCAAATCCTGGGTGCTTCGTGGCAATGGCTAATCTGAACAGCATCCTGTGGATATATGTGACTACGGTTTCTCGACCAAGGCTGCTTAGATGGGCGGCGTTCATTTCTATTGCCTGAGTAATCTTGGCCAAGTATTGGGTCAGATCCTGTTCCGACAGATATAGGACAGGAAGGGAGTAGACCGCTAACAAGTCTGTTACCGCCACCATGGGGGTATTTTTAACTATGAGTGCCGTATCTCCATATGCACGCCACATCGAAAGGCGACCGCTCTTGTCTTCTTTAGCGTCGTGGGCGGATACACAAGCGATATAGGTTTCTGAACGCCAATCGCTTTCCCAACCGGAAAGTAGTTCATTTGCCTCCCCAATAATACCTGGGAATATGCTTTCAACTGCGTTGCGGAAGTTTTCGCCTTCATTGCCTGAAAATACTGCTCCAATAAGTTCTAGGCCATACGAAATCTCGGAGAAGTCATTCATAACTGTCGCGTTTCGAAACCATAGCTCTTTGTTTCGTATTATCTGCATGGCGGTGTCCGCTGAGGTGTAATAAGCAAACCGCTTTCCATTCTCGGCGACGCTTTGCACCTCTTCCATCAGGCCGGGATTGAAAATTTGGTAGAACTTCACTGTCGCATCATCTAGGTCCATGGTCTACTTTCCTTTTCACCGCATTCCGTTTATCCAATAATTCAAGAATGAGGCTCATCATAGTAAATTTGACGAAATCTAACCTTTCGCTCGAGATCTGATTGTGGTAATTTTGCAACACTCAGATCAAGCAGGCGATACATGGCCCTTACCGCGATCAAGAAGGCACTCGGTCTAACGACCGAAAAGAAGTCAGTCACGCTCACTGACCCCGCCGCGCTGGCGCTTTTTGGAGTAGTCCCGACCACAACCGGCCTGTCTATTGGCCCCGGCAATGCCCTGCGCGTCCCCGCCGTAGCGTGCGCGGTGTCTCTGATCAGCGAAACCATCGGTGCACTTCCGGCGAAGCTCTACCAGCGCGAGACGAAGGCCACCCTGCGCGACCACGCCGCATTCCGACTGGTGCATGACGAAGCAAACGAATGGACCAGTGCCGCGCAGCTCCGCACCGACCTGACCCTTGATGCTCTGTTGCATGGCGCTGGCCACGCACAGGTGATCCGACTGAGCGACGGCACCCCCTATGAGCTGCATCGGCTGGAACCCGGCAAGGTCCAAGAGCAGTTCGAACCGGATGGCGAACCCTTCTACCTGATCAGCACACCGGAAGGTCAGCAGCGCCTTACCTTCCGCGACGTGCTGACGATCAAGCCTTTCGGTGGCATTTCCCCGATCACCTTGGGCCGCGAGGCAATCGCCCTGGCAATCGCTTTCGAAAGCCATATAGGCGGGGTGTTCGCCAATGGCGGGCGCCCGTCTGGCGTCATCCGCAGCCCCAAGATCATGGACATCGAAGCCAAGAAGAAGCTCGCCGCCAGTTGGTTCGTCGGCCACGGTGGTAAAGCCGCTGGCGGCACTGCCATTCTTGATGAAGGCATGGAATATCAGCAGCTCAGCATGACGCTTGCTGATCAGCAGTTCGCAGAAAACCGCCTTGAGCAGATCCGCGAAATCGCCCGCGTGTTCCGCGTTCCGCCGACCATGCTTTTCGAGCTGACGCGCGGCACGTGGTCCAACACCGAGGAAATGGCGCGCCAGTTCCTTCAGGTGACGCTGAAGCCTTGGCTGACCGCGTGGGCTTGGGCTTACGCCCGTGTCCTGCTGTCCCCGGAAGAGCGTGCCGACGCCTATGTCGAGTTCGTCACCGACGACCTGCTGACGACCGACGCAGCCGCCCGTGCGACCGCCTACGGGCAATATCGCTCCATGGGTGCCCTGACCGCGAATGAGGTGCGAGCTGGGTTGAACCTGCCGCCCAAGGACGGCGGTGATCGTCTCGAAAACCCCTACACGACCACGGGCAAGGACAAGGCGGCATGAAGCATCGCGCCTTCTACGGCGACGGCGAATATACCTTTGCCCTTACCGACGACATGATTGCTGAGCTTGAACGGGTGTCCGGTCTTGGGATTGGCGCCCTCTACCTTCGCACTGCGAAAGCGCAATTCCCGCTTACAGACTTGGTCGAGATCATCCGTCTCGGTCTGATCGGCGGCGGCACATCGCCCGAAGCGGCAATGCGCTTGGTGAACGCCTATGGCCGCAACCGACCGATCGGTGAGCTGTTCCCCCTCGCCATGGACATTCTGGATGCCCGTTGGAGCGGCACCGCAAACCCGGAGCCGCAAGCATGACCAACCGCATCGAAATCAAAGCTGCGCTGGACGTCACCGACGAAGGCGAAATCACCGGGATCGCGTGGCCGTTCGGTGCGCCTGACCGAGTGGGAGACGTGATCGGCAAGGGCGCGATTACCGTGTCCGGCACGGTGCCGATGCTTTTCGCGCACGATCAGAGCCAAGTGATCGGGGTGTGGGATGAGATCGGTGAAACCGACGAAGGGCTGACCGTGAAAGGTCGCCTTCTGATCCACGATGTGGAGCGGGCGCGCGAGGTGCGCGCCATGATCCGCAGCAAGGCCGTTTCCGGCCTGTCCATCGGCTTCGTGACCAAAGGCGCGAAGCGCCACGCCAAGGGCCGCACCATCACTGCCGCTGAGCTGCACGAAATCTCTGTGGTCGCCGTCCCGTGTCATCCGGGCGCGCAGATCACTTCCGTGAAATCCGATGACACCCCCATGCACCACGAGGAACCCGCCATGGAAAACGAAGATATCGACGAAAAACCCGAGGCACAGACCCCGGCAAACGACGCGCCCCAGATCGACACGAAGGCGTTCAACGAAATCAAATCCCGGCTGGACCGGCTGGAAGCCAAGGGAAACCGTCCCCAAGGTGTGCATGTCACCATGGGCGAAGACGTGACCCGGAAGGCGTTCGTTTCGTTCCTGCAGGGTGACGGCATCGACAGGAAAACCCTGACCATCGCCGCCGACGCGCCGAGCTACGTTCTGGCACCAGAAGAAACCTCGAACGAATTCATCCGCAATCTGGTCGAGTTCAGCCCGATCCGATCCATTGCGGATGTGCGCACCACGTCCAGCCATACCATTCTTCTGCCGAAACGCACCGGTGTGACGAACGCGGTGTGGGTTGGTGAGACCGCCGCGCGCACCGGCAGTGAACCGACTTTCGACCAGTCGGAAATTGCGGTGAAGGAACTGGCCACCTTCGTGGATCTGTCGCTCCGCATGCTGGAAGATTCCGCCAACGTGGAAGCCGAGGTGCGCCTTGCTCTGGCCGAGGACTTCGGCGCCAAGGAAGCGACTGCCTTCGTGAAGGGTTCGACCGCGAACGAACCGACCGGCTTCATGACCGCCGCAGGCGTGGCCGAGACCAACAACGGGCATGCGACCGTTCTCGCCGCCGATGCCCTGATCAGTCTCATGTATGCGATGCCGGCGACCTACCGGAACCGTGGCGCGTGGGTGATGAACGGCACGACGCTCGCGGTGATCCGCAAGCTGAAGGACGGGCAAGGCAACTACCTGTGGCAGCCGAGCTATCAGGCTGGCCAGCCCGAAACGATCCTTGGTCGCCCGGTGGTCGAAGCCGTCGATATGCCCGACATCGCCAGTGGCACCACGCCGATCATCTTCGGTGACTTCAAGGCAGGGTATCGCATCTATGACCGCGTGGCGCTGGACATCCTGCCCGACATGCTGACGCAGCGCACGAGTGGCATTGCCCGCTTCCACGCCCGGCGCCGGGTTGGGGCCGGTGTGGTTCGCACGGATGTGTTCCGCAAGCTGAAGATGGTCGCCTAACAGGCTATGACCATGCTGTCCGCATATGGCGGGATCACGTTGGAACATGGCGGGTGCACCGTGTCCCTTCGTCCGTCTTTGCGGGCAGCGCTCCATTTGGAGCGCCTCCACGATGGTTTCCCGGCGTTGCTACGCAAGGTCGAAGAGTTCGACACGCGCACGGTCCGGACGATCATCGAAGCTGCCGCAGACAAGAAGGCCGTTGATCGCTTTCTTACCCGTGCCGCTGCGCTTCCCCTGTCAGGCTTCAAACAGGCCGCACAGGCGCCCCTCTATGCGTTGGTGGCCGCGATGTTGCTGAAACCCGACGTGGCAGACAATCCGACCGCTGAAGCGGCCATACCCATGCAGTGGTCAGAGGCATATCTGTCGCTGTTCAAATTCGCTACGGGTTGGCTTGGATGGTCGCCGGAAACTGCGTGGTCAGCAGTCCCGCAAGAGATCTCAGACGCATTCCACGAACGTATCCGAATGCTGACCGTGATCCACGGCAGTGCGACACCGGAAGAAGGTGCCGCCAGTTCCGGCAACACCCCTGCGCAACGCGCCCGCAACATCGATCTTGGCCTAGACCCCGAGTTCGACCGTGCCGGGTTGATGGCCCTGAAGGGTAAGGGCTTATTCTGATGCCGCGCCCTCCGCACCTCTGTTCATGTGGCCGCACCGTTCCGCATGGCGCGCTGTGTGATTGCCAACTAGCCGCCCGCCGCGCCCGGCAACAGCGCCATGATCGGCGCCGTCCTTCTGCTGCGTCACGCGGCTACGGGCATGAGTGGCGCAAAGCCCGTGATCAGTTTCTCAAGCTCAATGACCGCTGCGCCTGGCCCGGCTGTGGTGCGCCCGCCACGCTGGTGGATCACATCGTTCCGCATCGAGGCGACAAGCGCCTGTTCTGGGATCGGAGCAACTGGCAGCCGCTCTGCACGTCCTGCCATAGCCGGAAGAAGCAGCAAGCGGAGAGAAGTTGATGCAGCGGCAATCAGAAGAATATCTTCGCAAACCCGGCAAGTCCCTGGGCCACCACCGGCACAACCGACGCAAGCTTCTTGCCTTGCTCTCTGGCTTTGATTTCGGAGACGACCTGTCTTCGAAAGCTCAGGATGTCTTGGTGAGGCTCTTGTGGGCGCGTAACAACGTGCGCGATGGCACGGATCTCAGCGATGAGTTCTTCACGCGACAGTGCGCCGAGCTCGATTACGAGTGCGCTGTGTTTCTGGTCCGGGTCCGGGAAGACCAGCACGGGCATTCGTTCAGCGTGGACCCCGAGTTCATCAGCCATCTCGCGGCTCAAAGCACTGTTGTATTGATCAGGATCGGGAGCAAAATCCGGCGTCAAGTCGCCATTCTTGCGCGGCATGAGCAAGTGCCAAGCAGTGCCAACCAACGGATCGAAGTGAGCTTTCGCTTCGTGGATTGCTCGCAGCTTTTCGGCATCGAGACCATCGTCCAGATACAGGGCGATAACGCCAGCTTGATCTGTTTCCATGAAGTTTGCGACGTCTTCAGGGCTTTGAAAGCTTCTCATGTTGGTCCCTTGTCCGGTTTCCGGCGCGATCAGAGCGGCCATTGGCACATTACTGCGCAGACCCGGGGGGCACTACGGGAATTTGCGCTCGCATCGGGGACCGGCGCGGGGAGGTCCGCATAAGACAGCCCGAATATAACTTTTCCAAAGCCCCTTCTGGACCTCAATTGAGTGTGGTATATTTGCAACACATGCCCTTTCCGAGTTCCGACAATGGCCGCCCAAACCCCTCTCACACTACTGAAATCGCAGCTCAATCTTGAGCATGATCTTGATGACGCGCTTCTAGCCCACAAGCTGGACGCCGCCGAAATCTGGATCGCGAACTTCACCGGCATAGCCTTCGATGGCACCAACGCAGCGATGACCGAGGCCGCGTTGCAGCTCGCCGCCTACTGGTATGAGCAACGCGAGGCCGCATCCTTCGGGCTGACGACCGCACCGGTGCCCTTCGGTGTCCGCGATCTGCTGCGCTCTTACCGTGATGAGGTGACTGGCCGTGTCGTCGCTGAGTAAGCAGTCGAAGGCGCTTGAGGCGCGGCTGAAGGCTATCCCCGGCGAAGTTCTGGACGAGGTGCGCCCGGCGCTGGTGAAGGGCGCTGAAGAGGTCGCAGGGAATATGCGTGCGCTGGTGCCCGTGGATGAGGGCGATCTACAGGCCAGTATCGCGGTCACTGGACCCGGCGATACGACCCCGGCCTATGCGTCGGACGGCGGCAGGCGAACCGCAAACCCGAACGAGGCGCTGGTCACGGTCGGGAATGTAGGCGTGCGCCACGGGCACCTTCAGGAGTTCGGCACGGTGAAGCAAGAGGCGCAGCCGTTCATGCTTCCCGGCTTCAGGCTCGCCAAGCCGCGCGCGATGCGCCGCATTCAACGGGCAATCGGCAAGGCGATCCGGAACGCTGCGAGGGGCGCGATATGATCGAACCTAGCATCGCCTTTCAAACGGCAGTGCGCACCGCGCTTGTCACCGATCCTGCGGTGTCCGCGCTGGTGCCTGCCAACAGTGTCCGGGCCGGTTCGACTCGCCCGGAAAACCTGCCGTGCATCATCCTCGCAAATCCGGTGACGCAGCACTTGGGCCGCACCGCATGCGGCGGCTACCTGACCCGTGTCCTGATCAATCTGCACATCTGGGCACTTGAGGAAGGCGCCGACATGGCCCGCCAGATCGGCGGTGCTGTATCGCTCGCGCTCTGGGATGCTCCGCCGACTGCCGAGGTCGGTATCGACGCCTTCGAGCGCCCGAGCTTCAGCTTCATGCGCGACCCTGATCCGCAGCTTGCTTACTGCCACGGTGTCGGCACCGTCGAAGGTGCGATCCGGTGGAGGGTGTGACGATGCGCGCCGGTAAGCTGGATCGCCTGATCACGATTGAGCGGCAGACAGAAACGGTGGCCGCGACCGGTGCCGTGTCGAAGGAATGGGCGGCTGTTGCAACCGTTCGGGCGGAGCTGGTGCAGCAGAACGCCGACGAATACCTCGCCGGGTTCGGTGAAGCCGAAGGCGGCGGCGCGGTGTTCCGCGTCCGTTATCTCGCCGGGATCACCACGGCGGAGAGGCTGAATTATGACGGTGCCGCCTATGACATTGACGAGGTGGTCGAGATTGGGAGGCGGCGCGTCCTTGAGCTGCGCGTCGCGAGGATGCGATGAAGCGCCACCTTCAGGTCATCATTTCATTTCCAGAAGTCCGCCACGCATTCACCAATTGCTTTTGTAGAACCCTTGAGGGTGAAGGTTGCTGCGTCCCCGTTCTGATACATTACCCTTACGGTAGAGTGTCGTTTGAGCCCATCCTTGACGAAGTCGAAAGTGCTGGCACAGGCATGGCAATCCGACGGTATTGCGCCGGACCAAAGGCCGACGGGAGTGGCCGGGCCGTTGTCGAAGGACAGGAACAGTTTGTCACCGGCAGGTGCGCGACCTGCGAGTGTGAAGTAGATGGCCGAGGGTCTGCCGCTACCGCACTCACACGCGACGTAGATCTGGTTTCCAGCTCCGCTGGTCACGACGGCTTCGCAGACGCCTTGTCCATATCCGGAGCTCCACTGGTCATCTCGTCCGAAGGCCAAAGTGGAATTCGCAATTCCGATCGCACCAATACTGATTGCAGTCAAAAAGAAGTCGCGTTGTTTCAATACACTTTCCTCCATAGGCTGACCCACACTATGCGCGTCATTTCCGCGATTGAAAGTGCTCAAAGAAGACCCGGTGGCTGGGCATGAGCGTCCATTCGCGCGGCGTGAAGCCGTTCCTCAATGCCGATCCTGACGTGCTGACGAAGGCGCCGCCGGTGCCTGCCTATCTCGCCCGGCACGCGAAGGCCGAATGGCGCCGGATCATGCCGCAGCTCATTGCCCGGCGGATCATCACGAAGGGCGATTTGGCAGGGCTGGAAAACTACTGCACCTGCGTCGGCATCGTGCGCCAGATCGAAGAGGAACGGGCGGCATCCGGTGGATTGATCGACGTGAAGTTGTTCGGGGTGCTGAACCGAGCTGCGCAGTCCGCGCGCCAACTCGCCGCCGAATATGGCTTGACCCCGACCAGCCGCGCCCGGATCGGCGCAGTGTCTCCGGAACAGGATGACGACGACAACCCGCTTGCGGTGTGAGCGTGGGAAGCGTCAGCACATATCCTGCATGGGTAATGGACGAGAGCCCCATTCCCGACCCTCTGGGTTACGGTGAGCGCGCGGTGACATTCCTGCGGCGGTTGCGTCACCCCGCCAGCACTGCCCCGAACAATGCGTTCCAGCTCACGCCTTGGCAGGAACGTATTGTCAGGGCGATCTATGGGCCGCGCGACGAAGATGGCGCCCGGATCGTCACTGACGTTTTCCTTTTGATCCCGCGCGGGAACAGGAAGACCAGTCTCGCCGCTGCTTTGGCGCTTCTGCACCTTTTGGGACCGGAGCGCCTTCCCGCTGGCCAGATCATTTTTGCCGCGTCGGATAGGGAACAAGCTGGCATCGGCTTCCGGGAAGCCGCTGAAATCGTCCAGTGCGACAAGCGGCTGATCAACGCCACCAAGATCCACGACCAGTTCAACGCCGCAAAGATGATCCGTTCTGAGATTGATGGTTCGACCCTGAAGGCTATTGCCTCAGACGGTCGCGCTCAGCACGGCACCACACCGACCTTCTGCCTGATTGACGAGATCCACGCTTGGCGCAGCAGTGGCCGGGATCTGTGGGAAGCATTGCAGTCCGGCATGGCGAAGCGTGCCGGCGGGCTCACCATCATTGCGACGACAGCCGGGCGAGGCCGGGAAGGTCTGGCCGCTGAGCGCTATGCTTATGCCCGGAAGGTCGCGACAGGCGAAGTCCAAGATCCATCGTTCCTGCCGATCCTGTTTGAGCCGCAAGAGGGCGACGACTGGACGGATGAGGAAGTTTGGCACCGGGTGAACCCCGGTCTTGCTTTTGGCTTTCTCGACGCAAAAAAGCTCCGCATCGACGCGAAGCGGGCACGCGATGACCCGGCCAAGATGTATGAGTTCCGGCAATTCCATCTAAATTTCTGGCACGGGAACAGCCGCGATCCGTTGTTCAGCTTCGAAGCATACGATGCCTGCCGGTTTGCGACCGACGAGGCCGATCTTGAGGATCTGCCCTGCTATCTGGGCATCGACTACGCGCAGAGCGGCGACTTGGCCGCTGTGGTCGCCGCGTGGCGCGCAGATGACGGCACTGTCCCGATCCGTGCATGGTTCTTCGTCCAGAGCGAAGGCTTGGAAGAGCGCGAGCGCCTAGAGGACGTGCCCTATCGCCGGTGGATAACCGACGGTCTGGTGATCGAGGTCGAAGGGCCGGTTGTCACCCAAGAAGCCGTTCAGGAGCTGGTGATTGAGATCTGCGCCCGGCACGATGTGCACGAAGCCGCTTTCGATCCTTGGCAGTTCCGCCGCGCCGCCGCTGAGCTGATGCAGGAAGGCGTGCCCATGCTGGAAATGCGTCAGGGTCCGGCGACGATGGGGCCGGCCAACGGTGAGCTTATCCGCGCTGCGAATGGTCGGTTGCTCCGGCACGATGGCAACCCGGTTCTGCGCAATCATTTCGGCGGGGTCGCCGCGAAGCGGAATGACACCGGCATGGTCTGGATGACCAAGGCCGATCCGAAGCGCGGACACATTGACGGCGCCGTAGCCGCGGCAATGGCAGTTAGCAGGGCAATGGCCGCTGAGAGCAACAGGTCCAATTACACCGGCGCCAATGCCGAAATTTTCAGTTTCTGAGGTGAGCAAATGAACGAACGACTTCCCGGTCTAGTGGTCGAACTTGAAGCCCGGATCGACCGCTTCGAGAAGGGTTTGGCGAAGGCCAACCTCACGCAGCGCAAGACTGCCCGGACGATGGAGCGCCGCGCCGCACAATCCGCTGATCGGATCGGTGTCACCTATGGCCGGATGACGAGCGCCGTCGCCGCGAAGTTCGCCCGAATGGCCGTGCCGCTGGCGGCAGGGATCGCATCGGCCGGAACGGCAAGGGCTATTGCTGACACCACGCGGCAGGTCGCCAGCCTGGGCGATGAGGCGAAGCGGGCAGGGGTGCCGCTTCAAGCATTCCAAGAATGGAAGTTCGTCGCCGAGCAGAACCGCATTGGCGTTGATCAAATGACGGACGGGCTGAAGGAGCTGAACCTTCGGGCGGATGAGTTCGTGGTCACTGGTCAAGGGCCGGCGGCTGAAGCATTTGCCCGGCTGGGGTTCGGCGCTGAAGAACTGACTGGCAAGCTGAAGCAACCGTCTGAGCTTCTACTTGAGATCTTCGAACGCGCCCGGCGGCTGGACAGCGCCGCGCGTATCCGCGTCGCGGATGAGATCTTCGGCGGCACTGCCGGTGAGCGTTTTGTCGAACTGATGGGCCGCAGTGATGCCGAGCTCCGTAAGACGATCCAGCGTGCCCACGACCTTGGAATTGTCCTTGGTGATGACGTGGTGCAGAAAGCCGATGAGGTCGCGCGGAAATTGGATGCGCTCACCTCTAAGGTTTCGTCCTTTGGCAAGCGCGTGGCCGTGGCAATCGCGGATGGTATCGCGGAAGCGGCAGACTTCCGTGCCCAACTTGACAGCATTTTCCCGAATGAGAAAATGGGCCGCGCGGTTCTGGGCGATGGTATCTATGATGAACTGAACAAGAGCCGGGACGTTCTTGAGGTTCACAAGCGCGAGGTGCGTGACCTTCAGAATGTCTATGACGATCTGTTCCGGCATATCAACGCTGCGACAGGACCGGATGGTATCCGCATTTTCGAGATTGACGACCAAGAAGCGAAATACGCCTTGGCCGGTATCTTCGATGACATCGGCAAGATTATAAGTGCTTTCCGGAAGGGTGAAATCTCTGCCGATGACTTCGGGCAGCGCATGGCCGATCTGGTTGGTGAGGCCGAGGATGTTGGCCGTGAACTGGCGTCGATTGACGAAACCCGCTTTGGTGGCGTGATCGGCGCAATCAACGGCATTTCCGGCGCGTTGCAACTGGCCATTCAGAAGGCCACGCAGCTCAAGACCGAACTGCCGGGCGCCTACGTCAGTTCTGGACGTGGTGACGGTGCCGCAGAGGTCGAGCGCCGCCGGTTCGAAGGGAACGCACCACGCTCGCCGCTGGCACCCTCCACGTCGCTCAGGCCGCGCACGGCGCCCGCCATGACGCACGAGCTTGGCGATACCGGTGGCGGCAGCAAGGGCGGCGGCGGTGGCCGTGCGGACGAATACGTCCGTGAGGTCGAGGCGATCCGCGACGAGACGACCGCGCTCAGGCTGGAAGCCGTTGCACTGGTGGCCACTGCTACGGCGGGTAAGAGTTACGCCAGTGCAATTGAAGCCGCCCGGCGCGAGGCTGAACTTCTTCATGCGGCACAAAAGCAGGGCCGCGAAATCACACCGGCACTGCGTGCTGAAATCGCCAAACTTGCCGGGGAATATGGCGAAGCTGCGCAAGCCGCAGATGAGGCAGAGGAAAGCCTTGATCGTCTCGTTCAGGCGAAGGCCGAAGTGAGGAATGTTGCGGGCGATGCTTTCACGGACCTGATCACGGGCGCCCGCGAACTTGATCAGGTTCTTGCGGATGTTCTTGGGAGGCTGGCAGAGGTCGCGGCGAACCGCGCATTTGAGAATATTTGGACCGGCTTCACCAATCGCAATTCCGCGTCTCAGAATAGCGGAGGGGGCACCAACTGGATCACCACGCTCGCCGGTGCACTGTTTGGGTTCTCCAATGGCGGTTTCACCGGCAAGGGCGGAAAGCTGGAACCTGCTGGTGTGGTCCATCGGGGCGAATACGTGATCAGCGCTGACGCGACCCGCCGGATCGGGGTGCAGAACCTAGAGGCACTGCACGAGGCCGCTAGGAGGGGCTACAGCGCTGGCGGCTACGTGGGTGGCCGGGAACCCCTACATGCCCTGTCAGGGGCGAGCATGGAGTCTCCACGGCACGCCGCGCCGGTGGTCAACATCTCTGCGCCTGTCACGGTCAACGCAACCGGCGGATCGCCGGACCAGAATGCGGACCTTGCGCGCCAGATGAGCCGGTCCGTGGAGGCGAGCATGCGCGGTGTTGTTGTGGATGAACTGGTGCGGCAGATGCGTCCGGGAAACATGCTTAGCCGCGTGAGGCGGTGACGGTATCCGGAGCGTAACGTTTTTGCACGTCTTATGACTACTATCTAATTATACCTATAATAAGAACAAACTATAATACGTGCAAAAACGTTACGCGGGCTGACCCTTCCCCGGATACCCCCCAAGCCTTCCCGGCTAGAAGACGCGCGAGAACGCTATAGTGTTTCCCTTCCGGCAATGCTATAGTGTTCCCGGCTACGTCTTACTAGGAGGCTGGGCATGCCCAGAAAACAGAACCCGACCATTCAGCTCCCCCGTGAGCGCTTGGAGCAACTGCGACAACTTTCGCTTGGCATGCCGGACACGACGATGAGCGCCGTGATTGGTGAGCTGCTAAACCTCGCCCGGCGCGAGGGTTTGATTGGTCATGACATTCCCGGTGTCACGATCAACGCCCTCTCCGATGGGATCGCGATCAGGTTCGAAGATGGACCGACTTCCGGTTTCTCTTTTGAAGAAGCTGCTGGCATCGCAGAAACGATCCGAAAATTCGTCGCAGGTGATCGGCCCAAAGGTGGCGTGATGATCTTTGCCGCGTCGCACAAATCCGTTTTTCATATCGTGGGAAAGGGGCAGGGTATCGAAGTGAAGACGATATCCGGATCGCGCGAGGGTTCGAAAATCCTGACGCGAGACCTGACGATGGAACTGGCGGAAGTGTTGGACCGGGTGGTCACGCAAAGCATGAATACCGCAGAATAAGGAAGGGCCGGTGCTGCAACACCGGCCCTTTTCGCCCACAGATATAGGCGCATTCCCACATGCCGAAATATAGCAACTGCAGACCGAAAGGTCAGCAAGATACGTGTTCCGACCAAGAGGAATTTGAGGATCGGCTGACCGCGTTCTTTGCCGGTGTTCCCCATGCCGCGACCAATGATGATCTGTCCGTTGGACCGAGTGATGCAGAGGTCCGCCAGCGTGATGAACAGGACATGGAAAATGCCCTGTCTGCCCTTCTTGATCCTGATGGGGAAGCTGGACACCGTTTGCCCCCCTATGTGGGCCTGTCCGAGCAAGAGGCTGAGCTTGCGCGTGAAGCCGCTGAGAAGACCCGTGAGGTCATGGGACACTTATCGCCCTATGAACGGGCCTTTCTCCGGGTGAGGGAGGCGGAGCGCAACGCTGCCCAAACCGGTGAAGACATCGCACAAGAGCGGATCGCCGCGCAACGTCAGCTTGAACTGGAAGACGAGCGGGCGACGGATGAAACGTGGCGAGGCCGGCGCAACGTGGATCAGTGGCGGGCAGAGGGTGGCCGGGACCAATACAACGCAGGCCGGAGGAAGGTTCGAGCTGCAGCCAATACGTCGAAAGAGGTCTTGGCGGCGATGTCTCCGGAGGAACGGCAGGAGCACATCCGAAAGCTTGCTCGCGAACGCGCACGCAGGTTCCGGGGCAGAAAGAAGGACGGGGCCTGA